AGCACTCGTTACAAGCTCTAGGCACGAAGTCTACCTGAAGATTCCGCTCGACGCACCTAACTGGCGTATCGACTGGAATAGCGAACAGGCGTGTTGGACGTTTTACGGCTATTCGCAGGAAAGTATCGAAGACGCGAAGGGTAAGCTCATGGGCCTCGCAACTACGATCATTCAGGAATTGAACAAGTGATCCGTAAGCTGTTTAAGTACCAAATTTGGTACGTAGTGTTTAGCGTATACTTCGTGTTTATGTCGTACTATAACCACAGTGTTACGTTCGGGATTCTAACAGGCGGTTATCTATCTATGGTTGGGCACCACGCTTGGATGACTTATAAGGAAAGGAAAGTCAATGCCGCAAACGATGTTTGAAATGGTTAAAGAGTTCCATGAGAAGTTCGGGCTAGCGGTCGGACATGGGCCTATCCCGTTTCTGCACGAAGACCTCGATAACGAAGAACTGTACACGCTTAGAGATCGTCTACACAAAGAAGAATGGAAAGAGCTGCAAGACGCATGGGAAGACGAGAACCTCGTAGAGTACGCCGATGCGCTTTGTGACCTTATCTACGTGCTGTGTGGTACAGCAGTGTCGTTCGGTATTGACCTCGACAAGTGCTTCCGCGAGGTTCACCTTAGCAACATGAGCAAGCTAGACGAGGACGGTACCGTTCACAAGGACGAGTACGGTAAGGTCATTAAGGGCGACGGTTTCTTCCAGCCCAACCTACGCGATATCATCTACCCACAGCCTGCACCGTGATTGTCAAGATCATACATAGGCCCGAAGCACTACGTTACGACGTTTACCTTTACAACGACGACCATAGCTATTCCGGTTACGTTAACACGGATGGTATAGTCATTTGGGAACGCTATGAACCTGGCACTGCTCCAAAGGCTTTCAACGTGTTTGACGAACAAGTGTTCAACGCTCTCAGACAGGCCATGATCGGTGAAGCTATTGATAAGGACGATGCTCTCCATGATGCACGTAACATTCGTGATCGGTTGCTAACGATGGTCGAGAAAGAATGGGATGCGAAGGTGCAACATGGCTGAGACAGTAGAAGCCGTACAGTGCTACCTAGAAGGTGTAGGGTGGGTACTGTGGCCTACGCCAACAGGCAGACCTGCACCGCGAATTACCGATTACGAGGTTCAGGATCTTAAGCCGCGTATCTTCGAGAAGCCAAACGCGAAAGGCCAGAAGTTTTGGTACAAGCGAAATCCGTCTATGTACTGTTGGGACGTGACGTATGAAGAAGCACCCTTTAGCTGATTGTGACGGTTGCCCGTTGCAGAAACGGGACGCCGCTTACACCACCGGCCCGGAGAACGCTTCGGTTGTGCTGGTTAGCCGTAGTCCAGGGCGTAAGGATGCCGAGAAAGGTAAGCCCTTTGCTGGCATGAGCGGCAAGGTTGTTGACTACCTACTGGAAGAGAACGGCTACAAGCGTGAACAGATCAAAACGACAAACATCGTCCTCTGCGAAACGGAAGACCCGCCGAAAGAAGCGATCCGACGGTGTAAGGCACGGTTGGATGCCGACATGGATAGCGCCGATACGATCATTGCTGCGGGTGCGGAACCGGCGCGAGAGATAGCGAAGACAAGTCTGCAAAAAGGACGGGGTATCGTACATGAGCGTGTTAGCTCTGATTTCAGGATTCAGCGAGTCATCGTCACCAACAATCCTGCTGCTGTCATTCGTGATAGCGACAACTTCCCTAACTTGGTCAGTGATTTTCGTCTTGCACTCAATCCTCCTGCGAATCCAGTCCTCCCTACTGTTGACGTTTGTGATAGTCGAAAGTCTGTACTGGCTGCTATCCGTGATATTGGTAGTAGAGGGTTTGTTGCTGCTGACCTTGAAGGTCACAGGCCACACATAGAGTGTGCTGGTTTCTCGTTTAACGAAGACCACGCTTACGTCTTCACGCGCAAGGGTATTGAGTCTACATGGCAGGAGTTCAACGATCTACTAGTTAGACGAGATATCGAATGGCTGTGGCACAACGGCATCTACGATGTTAAGCTGCTTAAGGACAATGATATCAATGGGCACATCGACCACGACACCTTTGCTATGTCGTACGTTCTCGATGAAAGACCAGGTACACATTCTTTGGGCTACTTACTTAGGCTTCATTGTGGTTGGCCGAATTATGAGCCTGAAGCGGTTGAAAAGTACAAGGAAACAGGAGTGCTACCTGATGATCCTTACGAACTTTACACGTACAACGGTAAAGACACAGGAGGAACGTTCCAGCTATATAATCTGCTGAAGTCGCGGGTAGTCGAAGAAGAAATGGATGACCTCGTTAAGAAGCACTACATTCCGTTCTTCAACAAACTGACGGATATCGAGCGACGGGGATTCGTTTACGATATCGAACGTGCTTGTGATCTTAACGAGGAAGTAGTCATTCCGCTGATTCGTGACCTTACAGATGAGCTAGGGAGTATCGCCGGTGCAGAACTATACAACCCTATGTCCACTAAGCAGACAAGAGCTATTGTCTACGATACGTGGGGACTTAAACACAAACTTCGTGATAGTGGTAAGAAGAAACGGCAGACCGGTTTCGATAAAGATGTGCGGCGCGAGATTAGAGAAGGACGATTTGACAGCAATCCACGCGCGAGAGATAAGCTCGTTGAGTTCGCTACCGTATATGATCGTTTCAGAACTATTGAGACACAGCGGGGCACCTTTATCGAGGGACTCATTAAACGAGTTCAAACCGATGGAAGACTGTACTGTGAGTTTAACCCTTGTGGTACCGTCACAGGACGGACTTCATCCCGTAACCCAAACTTTCAGAATATCACCCGAGAAGCGCGGGACGTGGTTCCGGGGATTAGAACTCTATTCCTTCCTACCCCTGGAAACGTACTAGTTTCGGCAGACTTTTCTCAGGCAGAGCTACGAGCCATTGCAGTGCTGTCTGACTGTTCACCTCTTAAGAGCATATATACTGATAGCAGCCGTTCTCTGCACAAAGAGACAGCAGCACGGTTCTACGGTGAGAACTACACCAAAGAGGAATACGTCAAGTCTAAGAACATTAACTTCGGTGTCTGCTATCTACAGTCGGCGGAAGCGTTCTCACAGATGTACACGATGCCAGTGCAGGAAGCGAGGGATTACATTGGAACGTGGTTTAACACTTTTCCTGAGATTGCTGAATGGATTGCTGAGGTTTCTGATCGGGTAGAGAAGGAGAACGAGCTAAGGAGTCCATTCGGTGCTAAGCGACGGTTCCACCTAATCACGCCTGAGAACCTTAAGGAGTGCATCCGTGAAGGTGTCAACTTCCTACCGCAGAATACAGCCGGTCTGCTCACTATGGCGGCTATCATCGAAATCGAGGACGCCGGTATCCCGGTCATTAACTCGGTTCACGATTCTATTGTGGTTGACGTACCTGAAGACGAGGTAAACGACGTTGCCGCCACCATGAAGACTATCATGGAACGACAGGCTTACGACAAGCTAGGGTGGGAACTGCCCTTTAAGGTCGATATCAGCGTTGGCGAGAATTGGGGCGAACTTGAAGAAATGGAGGTTATCCCTCTTGCCGCGTGAAACTGCGATACGCGGGAGGCTGATCCTGGGTAGGCTGTGGGGGTCTTGGGAACGGTACTGCGCTCACACCGCGATTCCCTGCACTGGTGGCTACGTGCGAGGCAGAGCCGGTCTACCCTTACCGACGACATGGCCGAAACCGCAGATCGCCGCACAGCGCCTCGATACTTCACTTTGTAAAGTAATGCTAAGCACGAAAAGGAGGTAAGACAGGTATGGCCGACGAAAAGACCTTTAAGCCCAAGCAGCCGCCTACCAGCTTTTCGGCGTCTGCACTCGACAACGCGGTTAGGGATCTCTACGTCAAGGTGTTCGGTAAGCAGCCTCCGACCGGTGTGTCCATTGCCGATTGGAAGCGGTACGTGGAGTCTAGTGGTCGTTGGGATGGTGCCGAAGCTGGCGGTCTTAGGGACACCTTCAACGCTGACATGTACTTTGTGGATCAGGTGAAGGAACACCTCGATAACGTCGATGGACGCGAGAAGATTCATTACGAGGAACTTACGGACGAAATCGCTGTGCTGAGGTCGCAGATCACCACAGCCCCTTTCCCCACGCAATGACCGCTTGGGGCTTTAGTAACGGTAGCCTCGGTGGAGTCGCTACATTCGCTACTAGAGCCGCCGCTCGCGGTTATAAGTGCGCGAGCCTAGAGTACGACGATTACGGCAATGACGCTCGTTGGCCTGCCTTCCGCGATGCTTGCCATCAACAGCAGCTTTGGGCAGGTGTTTGGTTCACTAACTCGATGAACCTGCAAGCGTGTCCTTTCGACGCCGACTTCGTTGTAGCAGAGCTAGAGGATGAAGACGACTATCGGGGTATCATTCAACACACCGATACCCTGCCTAGTGTGTCAAGGGCGGTTATTACCAACTTCGTTCCGCTCGTTGACAGTACGGGCTATAGGCCGGATAAGGCCAAGCCGATCATCGACATGGGCTACGCATGTCTGACCGAATGTTACATGGGAGTGAGTGAAAACTTCTCTCCCCCGCGTATGGACTTTACCGCCAGAGTACAGCTCGGTTGGCCTCATACGCAGCCTGTCTTCGGTACATACGGTAAGCCACTAGCTGAATACGCTCAGTGGCAGAAAGGTGGATGGGGGGTTTATCTTGCAGAGTACGAGTATTGATAAGCGCGACCAGCGTGATCCTGAAAAACTGTATCAGCGCATTAAGCAGGTGCAGGAGAACAACAAGGACATGACGTTCTTGCAAGCCTGCGATGCAGTGCAAGAGATGTATAACGCTCATACAAAGGGTAATGGTCATGCCACTCACTGAAGGGCAGTTTCCGTACACAGGGCCATATGGTTTGGCCGACGGGCCTCTTAAGTCCAAAGGCCCCACAGCAGAGGCACTCAAGCGTTACTTCGGTAGAGTAGGTCTACTCGATTGGGCAGACTACGACCAGCATTACAACAAGAAACTGTGGGAGCTGGTTGCCGACCTTAAGATCGCTCACAAGATCAGAAGCAAGAGCGATCCGCGAGATGGAAGTTACGGAAAAGAAGTGTGGGAAGTCGTTAGGAACCGTAGAGTTCCTGAAGGCCCGCATAAGGGTGAATGGGCACTAGACGAGTACAGCCGAAAGATCGTGCAGGACGAGGCTAAGCTAACTGCAACATCGCAGGAAGTACAGAAGGTTCAGTTCTATATCCGCGAGTTCTGGATTAAGGCCATTAACGTGAACTATGCGTGGCACTACTCACAGAACCGTCCGTTCGATCCGACTGTTAACCCGAGTAGCGGAGGATTCAGCGATTGCTCCGCTATGGTCGTACAGTCGTTCAAGTACGCTGCCGACAAGTCCGGCTTCGCAGTACCCGATCCTGCTAAGTGGCTATATCGTGGTTACGGCAACACCGACTACTACGAGGACGACTGGCATCATATCGGCGCTCCGTTCCGTATCGGTGATCTTGCACACTTCCACAGTGAAAGGCATGTGGTGGTCTGCATCAAGCCCGGTAACTTCAATACGGCGCAGTGGGGTTCTAACGGGTCTGAACGGGCACCTGAGCTTATTAACCCAATGAGCAGTTACTACCGGTTCCCGAACGAGTACATGTTCACAGTGCGACCCCCGCTAACCGCACAGGAGTTGAAGGATGGAGTGTAACATCGTATTGCACGAAGGCAGAGATGTGGTCGATGTGTTCGTTAAGAACGAAGCAGAGCATTGGTTGCTTCCCGATGGTTTCTGGAATTTAGAGCCTAGACCCCTTCTTAGTGTTCCTAGAGAGATATGGGAACTCATGGTCGGTAGTGCGATAGAGCTTTCCTTCGACGAAAGGAAGGAATAGTGGGATTTGAGAAGCGAGATACCACAGAGATTGATAACATGCTTCAGCGCGAATTGCCTGACGAAGAGGGTGGTATTGTAGTGGGGTGGGTTATCGCGTATGAAGTTGCTGGCGTCGATGGTCAGCGAGCAGCGGGGTTCCTCCGCGAAGGTAGCGCGTCAACGCCGTGGCAGGCTGTAGGGCTGCTACAGTGGGCCGGTGCCGCTATCATGTCTAACGCTATGGGTAGGGGCGAATGAAAGACGATAACGATTACTACTACAGGCAGACCATGCGTAGAGATGAAAACGACATAATCTTTAACACTCGCAACATGGTACCTAAGTGGACAAGATTGTGTTGGTGGTTGTCGCGTAAGCTAGGTGGAATCAAAGTGTTCGGTAAGCAGGACTTGACGTAATGACGACCGTTGCATGCTTTGACCCTGGAATCACCACAGGGCATGCTGTCGGCGTAATGGAAGACGGTCTAATGAAGGTTAGGTGTGGTCAGACCGCTTTCGACCATATCATGCTGTACGACCAGCTACAGCTACTTAAGCCGGACATGATCGTAGCAGAGGAATTCGAGTTTAGAGGCAGAGCGCGGAAAGGGCTAGAGCTATACCCGCGTGAGCTATTAGGCGTGTTAGAGCTGTACTGCCAGCAAAACAAGATACGGCTGTTCAGACAAAAAGCCGCTACTGGCATGGCGTACTACTCTAACGAGAAGTTGCAGCGTGACGGGCTGTACATTCGCGGTAAGCCTCACGCGATGGATGCTCTACGTCACCTGCTCCACTGGTACACCTACGGTTATGGGTTCCAGTTCAATACTAGTGGTTACGAAGCTGAGAACAGGAGGAAGAAGTGATTATCGAGATTGTCGCACAAGAGGGTCTGTTTGCTGTTAAGCTTCCCGACGGTTGGGAAAACAACGACATGCCGGATACGTTTGATACGCGAGGCGACGCGATTAACTGGGTTCTCGCCAACTACCCCGACGCAGTGATTGAGCACGTTCACGCTGACTACGAGCTAGAGTAAGTTAGGAGGTGATGCCTTGTCTACTCCTGATACGGAGAACTCATAGCTAAGCCCCCTGCCTTACGGTAGGGGGCTTAACAAGGTAGAAGGGCCGGTAACGCCCGCAGGAGAGGTAACGGTACCGGCCCTTCTTTTGTGCCCTAGACCCTGTAGCTAGGGCACAGGTGTTGGCACGACAACAGGTGGTTCAGTCGTCGGCGGGTCTGGAATCTGATAGACCAGGGCCAACGCCGCGAAGAACGCACCAATTGCCGTAACCAATTCAAGCTGTGAAACAACGCGATCATCGAATGCTGGCACAAGCGCCGCAATGAACGCTCCTGCCGCTCCGATCAGTGACTTGATTGCTCCACCGTAAACACCCGGAACGTTGTCAACAAACGCTGTCAACGCGCCCGATGCAAGTACGGCCCCTAGAGCGATAAGCCACGTCTGCGTGTCAATATCGCCGAAGTCCGTATGACCGGTGAGAGCAGTAGTCAACGCTGCAATGACCGCCATGATGAGAGCGATCAGTGCTTTGACGTTACCACTAGCTGTCAACTCTAACCTCCTTGTAGGGTGGATAACAGACTAACCCTGCGGTTGTCAGTCTGTACTGGTAGCCGCCTTTACGACCTCGCGGCAATTCTGTAGCGGAGCTAGCTTGTCAATGAACACGTAAACGTCGGGTCTTGCGTCCGGCGGAATACCTTGCTTTCGCAGGAAACGTGCAAGGTTCAGATGACGCTCGTTTTGTGATCTACAGGTAGTGTAGATTGTTTCGCGTCTTTGCTGCTGAATCTCCATGCTCAGCTTTAGACTCTGTGCAGCGAGTACTTGTGTTTGCTCAGCGACTTTCTGTGTATCATCGGCCTGTTGTTTATACAGGAAAAGCAGTACTCCAATCGCTAGCGCCATAGCGAAGACGATTACGATGTACGCACCGGCAAGGTGGTTACCAATGTACCTCGGTATTCTCTGCGGCATTAGTTACGATCCTCCGTTTCCGTTCTTTTTGAAACCGAACAAGAAGCCTGCGACAATCACCATCACCGGTGTAACTATCGTCAATCCGGTATAGTCCTTAAGAAACAAACTAACCAGTGACACGATTGCCCACACCCCGGCGACGACGAGGGCAATGATGTAAACTAGCTCATCTCTGTTCACGACGCTTATGGTATCCATTTCTTTTATGACAGGACGCATACCCTAAACTATATCCGACAGCAAACAGCAACACACACGTTAGTACGAACGAAATAGTCAAACCAACTCACCGGCTTTCAATGAAGGCAACCATCGGTAGAACTGTGTCCGTCTGATTACTTGCGCTCCAAAACAAGTCCAACCAACTTCATTGACTCCCCCTTGTTCTTCGGTTTCAAGACCGATATAGAACGTACCCCTGATAGAAGTGTCATTGGAGTATTGGACGAGATGCCAGTCTTCGGTTGTGTCTCCGACAGCGGTATAGAAACCCCACTGCTCGACTGTTGAAGGTGTAATCCTGATACCGAGTTTAGAAGGTCTTTGAGGATCAAAGTCAACAATCACATCACCAGCTATATCATCCCACGTACCAGTCGAGCCACTGTACTTGCGAAAGAAGTATGACTCAGTGATACCGCCACCAAAGCCTGACGAGTAGCCAACGTAGCTAACCGGATCGGTCAGTGCAACGATCCTGTGGGATTCTAGCGCGGCACCTAGTCCCGACTCAGGCCGACAACCGTAAGCTTCGATAATGTTGCCATTGAACGTTTCAGCGACATACATGCTGCCATTGACGGCAAACTCCACAGTACCGATAATCGCTGACCCGTCGCCTTTACTCTGCAATGGGAACCTCGCCCACGAATACCACTTGCCTCCATCGCTAAGAGGGTTCTCGCCAGGAGGGAAGTCATTATCCGGGTAAATCTCGGTAGTGTTGTCGAAAGCAGCCATTACCAGATAAGGTCGATATCTACTTCTTCACGAATGTTAGAGATAGCAACTTCGACTGGCATCTGAGTGACTCTCAGCTTGCCGTCAATCTTACGAGCAACGTCAATAGGCTCTTGCGTGACACGCAGCTTAGGGAACGTTTCGTGGAAAGCAGCATCGACAGGCAGTTGAGTGAGCCTAAAGTTCGGAGCGCCCTTGTAACCAACGTCAGCGGTTTCTGAGGTAATTCTCGCTGCTGGCGCACCACTGTAAGCGGTGTCAACCGGTACTTGTGTGACACGGTATGGATTGATGGATACATCGGTTAGAACGAGTGTCCATGAGATAGTGGCAAACACGCTCCCTGTGAAAGAGAACGCTGGCGGGTCTTCGGACGTAACCGCGCTGATCTGCTTGGTAGCACCCATGACAGTACAGCTAGTACCATCTGTGGTGTTACCTGGCGTGATCGCGCTAACAGCGTTGGAATAGCCACTAGGCCCGGACGTGAGGGTGAGAGCGTTAGAACCACCCACAGCACTGAAAGCAAGAATGTCCCTGGTTCCTGTCCAAGATAGGTTAGGGCTGTCGAGGGCTGTAGTGCTGATAGCGTCCGTAGATATGACATAGCTACCGGCACCAGTGACACGCCAGCAGATAGCGGCAAGCCGTCTTGACGCCGCCATAGTGAAAGTGACGGTTGAACCCTCAGAACCTGTGGCGGTCTTAAGCCACATTTCCTGATGATCGTCGTCAGCGTCGGCCTGACTGGTAATGATCTTAGACCAGCCAGCAGGCATAGACGTAGTGCCCATGTTGTTAGGCGCACGTACCAAAAGCACAAGTAGATCGTCAGCCGCAATCGAACCCGGCAACGTGATGTTGTGAGGGTTAGTTGATGCTGAAGCATAAGTGGCTCTGCCTGCGTCTACTGGTGAGGACATATTACGTGGTTAGCTTAGCTCCGGCTTCCATCGCGTTCACAGAACTGATATCCCACGGATTACCGCTAGGATCAGCTTCACGGATATCGTAGAAGTTCTGATACGAAAGCGAGAGAATCTTCTCAGGGCCAGTTTCGATTTCAGTACCGCTGAACCTACTCAGCAGTTTAAACTTGCGAGTACCTGCATCCGTCTTACGCGCTCTAGCGTTGATCTGGATGCCGTAGACAAGTCCCGTACCAGCAGAGAGCGAACCGTAGTTATAGGTGTCCTTGTTGCCGACGGTGAGAGTCTCGACGTAATCGGTATCGTCGTTCGGAGTAGCTTCGTCAACCAGCAGATAGTTGCTGGTGCTGTTACCGTCAGAACCAACCATCTGACTCGTAGTACCGTCAGCATTCGGGTAGAGCGCCTGAACGCGGATATCGCCGATGAAATCGTTGTTCGGGAAACCAGTGACACCCGAGTCAACGCCGTCCATAAGGATAAAGTCGGTGATTCGCACGTCCCTGGTTCCACCGGCGTTATGCCCGAGTCGGAACATATTGGCGGTAGCGTTAGAAGTGTTCTTGGTATCGAGGCCAGAGAGGTTCAGATCGGTCACGCCGTCAATCCGTGTAACAGCAATACCTGTGGAATCGTGGATCGTTACCTTGAATTCGACGTAATACCAAATAGCCGTAGTCATTACGATAGAACCGGTACCGAGCGTCGTGCCGTTCCTAGTGACATACAGCTTGATAGTCGAACCAACGATCACAGGCCGTATATCTACCTGCGACGATGCTCCGTCGAATAGTGAGAACAACGGTGCATCACCGCTGTACGAGTTAAACTTCATACGACAGCCCATGATGAAGGTAGGCCCGTAACTGGTAGGAAGGTTCTTCTGTGCGTTGTGGTCGGTATTGGTAAGAGCCAGCGCGCTATCACCGAAAGGCCCATCAGTGGTGATAGACGTGTTGAAGTTGAAATCGTACTTCTGCGCCATAGTTGAGATAGCGTCAAAAGAGTCCATCCACAGGATCATGTCCGGTCAACCTCCAAACTGACTGTAATACGGCTAATGATGTTGACACTGTTCAACTTGAAGATCAGGTAGTCGTCTTTAGCGAATCCTGTAGTCCAGCCAGTAAGAGTGCTGTTGGTAGTCTTGATAGCACCGGAAAGCGTAAGAGGGTTACTACCGACTATACTCGTCATCGTAGGCCATGTCGAGTATGTAGACTTAAGGATTTCAACTTCGATATCGCCTGCGAAGTCTGCTACCAGCTCAGCCGATGTTATCTCGCCTGCGAAGGGCATTTTCTTTGCGCCCTTTATGCCTGGTATCAACGCATAACTGCCTGCATGAAGTGTCATGCTGACACTGCCAGTTTTGGTGTTACCTGCGATGAGCTGGTAAACTGCCTCCCAACCGGGATCGACGCCAGGTTCGACGTTAGTGACATTGGTGATGACGATGTAAGACGAGCCACCATTGGTAACGATCTGTCCAGGCTCATAAGTCGTCCCAGGAGTGTAGTTACCGACAGGAACGCCTACAGGCCCAGGATCACCCTTATAGCCCTGAAGCAGTACACCACCGACACCGGCACCGACAGCAAGCACCCACACTCCTAGACCCATACCGCTAGCAGCAATGGTATTGATGCTAAGCTGGTCACCACCCCAAGCCATTTCATGCTCAGCTTGTGGCGTTCTTCCGGCCCTGGACGATTTCTCACCGGCAGGGATGGTAATGGTATTATCGAGGATTGATCCACCACCATCCACAGCAATGTCAATCTCCTGATCGCCGCCAGCGGTCGTAACGAAAGCACCGGCCTTCATAACGACAGCGCCGTCAAGGTCTTCAGGAAACTCCCACACGAAAGCACGGTCTTTGACGATGTTCTCTTCGTCATCCTCAAAAACCTTGATTTCGTAGACAGCAGCGTTAGAGCCTAGAGCGCGCCACTTCTGATCGTGGAAGTAAACAGCAGGATCGTACCGTCTAGCCTCACGATGTACACCAGGCCAGTTAACGTTAACGTCACCGATATTGATGTTTGCGGGATCATCCTCGTAATCTTCAATGTCGATGAGTTGGAGCGAAACAGGGCCAGTCTTCTCTAGGGATGCTAGCCGAGCTTCGGCTGCCTCAAGCCGTCGTAGCAGCGCACTATCGGTAGTCTGCGGTTGTGGTCGTCTATCGCGCCAAGACATTACGCCAACCTCGGTGGGATCATTTCAAGCTCAAACTCTATTTCTTCGTTACCGCTGTTGTCGATGTTGAAGTTGAGAGCTTGCACAAGGAAGTAAGCATCGACGTGCCGGTACTCAAAGTCGTACTCAGCGTGGATACGGTCACCGATCATACCGCGTGGGCCAGCGCCCGAATAGAAGTTAGGCACCTGAAACTGTGGATTGAGTACAGCGAGGCTAAGCGAGCGTTCCGGCCCAAGGTTCGTAGACCCCTGAAAGTCCGTCATCGCGTCAAGCGCCTTCTGATCCTGTACTGATCCAAAATCCTCCACAGTGTCCAAGCGGCTGAACTGCGCTTTGTTGTCAACGTCGGTCTTAGTGGCTCCCATCTTCTTACCGTTCAACTGACTGGTACCGAGGCCAAGTGTCCATGTACCCTTCGGGCCGATGTTATTCCAGTCAAAGTCGATTAGAGCGCCACCAGCTTCAGTCCAACGCGGAGCGTAGTCATACGGTGTAAAGCCAGAGTCCCTGCCGCCGGGGTACATAAAGAACTCAAGCGTGACAGGAGAGATAGCGAACTCAAAGCCGTCGTCCGGCCCCATCTCGCTAAGCGCCTTGATATGGTCGTAGATGGTAGTCGGGTCAGCAGGGTAAATCTTGTAGCTAGTGTGAAAGCCTGTGCCAACACCGCTATGAGGGAAGATAGGCCAGCTATACGCGGGATCGGCGTCGTACATCTTATTGATGAGCCGACGTGCAATCTCGCACGTATCGAGGTTGCGGTACCTAATAGGCCAATCTACCCAACCACCGTTAACGTACAGCTTAGGATCGAAAGGATATATACGGCGCTTAAGGTAATGAAGAAAGTCAGCACCACCAACAAGCAGACTATCCCTATCCTTGTTAAGGTTGATTGAGTTGACAATCCCACCAGTAATGATAGTACCATTACGATATATAGTGTAACTGGTACGATAAGGCCCGATAAGGTTCGGAGTGAGGTCAGGATGCCCAAGCGGGATTTCACAGCTCATCGGCCCTTCGTCGCTATTGACGAGTGAGAACGTTAGATCATTAACGCGGAAAAACCCCGTAGGGTTTACCATGCTCTCTACAAAGGCAACTTGCCAATCTGCCATTAGGCCAGGTAGTACCGAGTGCTTCCGTTCACGAAGTACGGGATCGGAAACTTCAGGGTTATATGGAACGAACTGACGCTAACGAAATCGGTTGTCATAGGAATGCTCTTAGACGTGACAACGTAATCCTGCGTAGCGACAGCAGCCCATCCGGTCAACTGCAAGGCGAGAGTACCGTGGTTGCGATTGACAGGCTTATCGTCTATGTCGTACAGAGGGGTAAGCGCCAACGTGAGAGCGTCGCGCTTACTAGTGTAATCGGCCCCCAGGTTCCCAACCACGTCGCCATTGATAGTGACGTACAGCGCACCTTCAGGATGGTACGCAGGCCACTCGCCCATAACAATGGCTTTCTTGTACTTATGCTCTTCAATCTCGATTTCAGGTTCAAACGAGTCAACGATAGGATAGCTCAGAGTATTGAGTTCCAGTGTCGATCGTCCGAACGGTCTTAGCTCGATAAAGTCGATCATACCCGTTTACTCTTCTGCGCGATGATCCACGCTGCTTGACGAGCCTGCACGACAGTAGGCTCTCCCTTGCTATACAGGTTAACCTGAATCTGCTGTGGGCTAGAAGGCGTATTCTGATAACTGCTCATTCCGGTGTTCTGAGTGGTGGTAGAAGTGCCCGAGTTAGCAGTAGCCGTAAGCTTCTTACGACGCCTACGCTCACGACGCACCCTACGCTCAAGCAGAGTACGCTTACGCATAAGTTCGCGGATATGCGCCTTTTCAGCGTCGGTCTGTCTAGTACCACCCGCGCTTTGTGGATTCGTCGTATAGGCAGCGTACGAAATCAGTTCGCTGTTAGCATCACGCAGGCGAGGAACGTCACGCTTGAGTGCCTTATTGACCTGAGCTAGCGTCATCTGGCTGATAGGCGTCGCAGTGCGTCTTGTGGTGGTTGTACCGCCTGTACGTGTACCAGTAGGACGTTCAGGTAGATCGTTGTTAGCCTTGAAATCGCGGATAGCCTCGGCTACGATCTGACTCAGCAGATCACCGTTAAAGCTATTCTTGAGGATTTTCCGCATTGTATTCTCAAGAGCGCCGCCTTCCGACTCAAGACCGGCAATGATCTTAAGACCCATGTTCTTACCGTGGCTCTGCCATATCTTGAGTTGGTCGTTAAAGTCGCGCTTAGTCTCGCGCTCGATAGCAGCGTTCTTCTGCTTCCACAGACGGATGAAGTTGTTGAACATCTTAGGCGAAGCTTTGCGGAGAACCTCGATCTTATCGGCGGCATCAGGGCCAAGATCGGTAAGCTCCTGAACGAGCTTCTTCGGAGCGCCACGACCGGCGATAGCGCGCAGATCACCTTGCCACTTGTTAAAGGCGTTGATCTGCTGCGACAGGTCTTTATTGATGATACCGATGGTAGGCGTGACACCCCATTCTTCAGCGGTCTGGAAGGATTCACCGGTAAGCAGTGGCCCTTGGAACAGACTACCGAAAGCAGCAGTATTGGCGTCACGAAGCTCGTTATACTTGGCGATCATGTTATCGACGGCCTGATCGACAATCTGCTCGTACTGAGTATGGGCGTTTTTAACCGCATCCATCATACCCTTGTTGTACTGCTTCATGTCTTCGTTGTACTGCTTCAGCTTAGCATCTGTACCGTCAAGCTGAGCGCCATACTTCTTCATAATGTCAGACATGAGGGTATTGGCCTTCAGGTTCTTAATGTAGGCTTGCGTGGCTTCGTTGACCTTCTTCGTTAGCGGGTCAACCTTGCGAGCGTTGGCATTTTTACTTTGGGTGCCATGCTCGTCAGGATCGCCACCGATACCAATGCTGTGGAGAAGGTCACGACCGCTAAAGCCAAGAACCTTCACAAGCCCACCGCCACCAGGAATATTCTTCTTCATCCAGTTACGGAGGTCTTCCAACTGCGAACTGTCCACAACTACTTTGACAGCAAGTAGGATCGTACCGAGTGCTGTAAGTCTACCGAGGATACCGAGTAGAAGTCCTAGACGACCAATAACACCAGCAGTGCCGGTAGTACCGAGCGTGATACTCAGAAGCTTGAGCATTCCGATCAGGCTCAAAAGCGAGCCAGTGATGATACCGATGGGAGCGGCCAGAAGTGCGATGACGCCAGTGATTGCGGTAAAGTAAACAATGCTGTGACGTAGCTCAGGCGAGAGGCTATGCCACCTATCGACCAACCCTTTGATAAACGCCTGAAGCCGGATGATCGCGGGTAGAGCGTCTTTACCGATTTCTAGTGCAAGCACTCTCATCTGATTGATGAAGATAGCCCACTGAGTACCAGGGCTTTTCAGCATAGCCTGGAAACGCTGGTTAAATTCGCCTTGCGAGTCGTTCACGTCAAGCTGCGCTCTATGCAACATCTGATAATGCCTGACAAGCTGCACAAGCGCGCGACGTGCGTTAGCCTGACCAGTAATGCCCTGACCACGGCCACGGCCACTAGCGGTCATAATCTGAATGAAGTTCTGAAGCCCCTGACCCTCTGGATGCAGGCTAGCGATGCGACGGATGATTTCCTCAAAGCCAAGCAGATTACCCGAAACATCGGTGATAGAGACACCAGCCTTAGCCATACCCTTCTGGAAGTCTCTATTGCCGAAGATATCAATAAGGCGAGCAAGCCCTGTGGCGGCTCTTTCCTGAGAAGGAATCAAACGGGTGATAACAGCCATTGCTCCACCCATCTGCTTAAGGTTGTAACCAGCGGCACCCGCAGCAGGAGCCACAGAGTTCATCATGGAGTCGAAGTCGCTAAGCTCCAATCTACCAATACGCACGATAGCCGCCAAGTCGTCAAGCGTTTGGTTAACACCACCAGCAGACGCTCCAAAGTTATTGAGCGTAGTGATAAGAACATTGGTAGCTGTAGGTAGATCGCTACCAAACGCGACAGACACCTTGTTGGTAGTAGCGAGCAGTTTAACACCCTGCTGCTCCGTAAGATCCATAGACGAATAAAGCTGATAGAGGGCATCAGCCATTTCGTTCTGCGACGCAGGAAATATCTTCATCTGACGCTGGATAGCCGGTTCAAGCCTGTTTACAGACGCAAGGATAGCGTCGATGCCTTTACCGGCGTTATTAGCGATCTGCGTCGAAGCCTTGGTAACAAGGGTGCTGAAGTCTGCATAGTCCTTGCTAACGGCGGCGAAGCCTGCTGTGGCTAGCAAGCCTCCGAAGCCTGCCGCTCGGCTTACTTGCGATACTCCCCTGCCGACAGTAGTAAACCGATTCGCTCGCTGCATAGCAGCCATGAGCTTCTGTTCCTCAACCATACGAGCTAGTATGGCTTCCTGCCCTTTCATGGCAGCGGTATGTTCGGCAGTAGCCGCTACCATACCTTGCTCTAGCTTAAGTCCTCTCTGACGGAGGATATCGTCTTCCATCAGCGACTCGTTAATAGCCCGCTGAAGCATCAATCGCCGCGTAGGATCGGCAGTACGGTTTAATCGCTGATACAGACCGATACGCTTAGTAAGCTGTGCGCTGGTCTGCTTGTCGATCTGCGACATGTTAATCGCATGCTGACGCCTACGCTGATCGAACTGGTTTAGAAGGCGAGCGGAGCGAAGTCGCTGCGTATCCATAGCAGCACTCATTTCGGCCATACGGTTAGCAGCTTTCGCTGCACCACCCATAGCCATGATATCGCGTGAGAGGCGTCGAGCCTGACCCGAAGCCTGGTTCGACAACCTAACCGCGATAATGATTTCAGACCCGCGAATCACGTCTAGCTCTCTGCTCTCTCTGCTCTCTCGCTTGCGGTGTCCTTAACTGTTCGCGCTCGTCCTTAAGCCTTTGTACTTCCGCCTCAGCTTCTAGCACGGCTTTTATGCGAGAAACGTATTGTCCCGGTTGTTGAAACAACCCGCCTGAAACCGGTAACACATGAAACTCTCGGCACAGGCGGGTCGTATCAATCCACTTGACAACTTCGGTTATTAAGTCTCTACCGAATGCCTTTATAGCTCGTTTGTGGTATCCGGATCGCTGAGCGGGGTACTCGCTTCCAAGGAGGACAAGGACGGCGCAGGAGTAAAATCCTCGCTTTCCTCAGCTTCCCCGTTAAGCTCGTCAATGAGCATTTCGATTTCATGCCCAATAGACGGATTGAGCTTACGAAGTGTCTCAGGCTTAGTGAAGTCAAGAGGCGTACCATCCTTGTCGGTAAGGTTATGACCGACAATACACTTCTTAAACTCAAAAGCGCGAGAGTGCTGTTGCATGGACTCCATGAACAGCTTACCGTCAGTTTCGCCGTCTTCAGTAGCCTGAGCGTAAAGACGCGAAGCACCGTCACGACGTTCAAGCATGTCGTAGTACGGCAGTTGGAGCAAAAGCACGTAACCGTCAGGGGGAGCACTTTTAAGCTCCCTCCTGACGGGTTCGTGACTAACTGTTGCGTCGGGCATCTTAGCCTCTCCTTTCCCGACTTAGACGTTAACTGATGCTGGTCGGAGACTTGACGGAAATCGCGTAAGCATCGCCACCGACGATATTGAGTCCGTGACCCGTAAAGCCTGCGGCCACGATATCGCCGATACCAGGGAGCGTAACGTCGTATGCGTCGTATGCTACGCGGTTAGCGTCAATCTGAACACCCTCTGTAGCGGCTGCAAGCGTCGAGCCACCATTGAGGGAAGTAAGGCGGAACGCCTTGGTAGTAGCGGCCTTGAAGTTATCGTGTTCCGTCTTGTCAACGAAGTCAAGCTCGGACTCGATTTCAAAGTCGGTCTTACCGAACTTAACGTAGCTAGCAGACCTCTGCGGCCTAATGCGGTTCTGAGCCTCAGCATTGTGGTTGGCTCGGAACGTGTAGCCGTTGAAGTCGTTAACTGGGGTAGCGAACGTCGGAGCCGTACCAGCGGTATCGACGTAGATGGTATGAGCATCTGCACCGAGAAGGCTAGGTGCGACCCAGGCAGGAGTACCGCTACCAGTCTGCTCACCAAGACCGATGATGTTAAGCGTAACCATGAGAACACCGTTGTCGATGGTGAACTCATAACCACCCACAGTGCATCCTGTGTAGCCGAACGTGCCAGTGCCCGGATTACGGATAACACTGAGAGACATGGTACGCTGCACAGCACCGCTAGCTGCCGTGGAGGTTCCCCCGACAGCGGTAGGCGTGTACTTATAGACGTACGGGCCAGCACCCGTCTTAGTGATAGCGTGACGGGAGCAGTACATGAAGTACGGAAGGAAGCGACAGTCAACCTCCATCCGAATGTCACCCTCGATATGGTAGTAAGAGGGCTTAACGTCTGAGTCAGTGGCCTGCTGCCTTAGCTGCTGCGAGTAGTATTTATCCTCGGTATAGGCCAAAGACTCCTCAAGGATGGGAACCCACGTAGTCGGAGCGACATAGGTGCCCATCGTGCTTTCAAGTGCAAGACCCAATGCACCGGAAGCACCAATAGCAAAGGTACTCAACTATCGTCCTCCGTTTCTGCGATAGGCACGTCAACCTGTTCAGGGTCTTCCTGAACAGCGGGTTCTTCGCTAACCTTCGTGCCACTGTGGGCTTCCATCTGAGCCTTAGACAGTTCCGACTTGCCGCTGACCTTAACAAGCTTATCATCGGCAAAGAAGTCACTAACGCTCATCTGCTTCTTGGCGAAGAAGTCCAGTTCGGCCTCTTCGTCTAGATCGACGCTATCCCCGTTAGGAATAGCAATACCGCCAACATCAAAGATGATCCCATCTTCCATGTCAGGGTTGTGGTACGCAACGGTCTTAGCCATTCATCAACCTCCTAGACGTTCCTACCCATCGCATGAGCGTTCCGGCGATGATATCCTGGTTCTGGCTGCCACCGTGGAAACGACCGGGAGCATGCTCTGTGATGAATCCGAACACAACTTGGTTACCGAAAGTGTAGTCGGACTCTAGCAATGCTTCGATCTTATCTACGAGTAGCAGGTCTTCCCTGTTTCTCATGGCATGAGGAATTGTCATGTCGCCGTGGTACACGTAGATATCTACGAGAAAGTCGATAGCGAAGTAGCTAACGCCTGGTAGTGCTTTCGTGCGCGGCCCAGGTACAACCACCACAGCGGGGTATTGCGGCAAACGCTTCTCATCGTAGCTGCCAACGAACTGAAGACCTAACTCACCCTTAACCTCCTGTAGCTTCTCTACGATGATATCTGTTACTTCGACGATCTTAGAAGCGTAAGCCATTATGCCCTCGGAAACAGTCTAGCACCAAACTTGCCACCGACCCGGCTCTGAGCGACACCGGTGCGAGGATGGATAAAGAGGTCAACACCCTCATCGTACCAAGCATCGAAGACTTCTACGACTTCAAGCTCAGCTTCGGCGTCAAGACCGATAAAGGCTCTTTGGGGCGTAGACTTGCCTCGCCCCTCTACATCGGCAAAGGTAGCTTTGCGGCCTGTATCTACAACCTCACCGTGTTCGTTGGCAGCGTGGATAGCCACGGAAGTACGAGTACCACTCCCGTACTGGTGGACTCCCCAATAAGAAGGCATGAACTCGCTAGACCACAAAAGCTGGTCACCAACGATAGTGAACGATTCGTCAGCAGTAGCCCTCTTTTCCATCGTACCACTCAGAGTGAGAATATCCTCTGGAAAGGTACGAAGCCTGGGATCGCGCGCTTTCCTCTGAACGGTAGTATCGGCTAGATCAAGCCAAGGCTCTCCATCAGGAGCGTCGTGATCCCTAAACCGTCTATGGATACTAGCCTTCGCAATCTCTTCAGACGCCTTAAGAGGCGGAGCAGAGTTTTCTAGGTAACCGGCTAGTTTGACGAAACCTAGTGCAAGCTCGTCGTCACCAAGAACATTGATATGTAGAATACCGCCGCGAGCGCCGTAAGCGCCAGCGCCACGACCTTCAAAGGTCATCGGAGATGGAATCGCCACTAAGCAAATTCCTTCCCCATTGTGAAGACAGGCGGTACAGTATCGTTCGGATAAAAGTCATCGCTGCTAAGTGAACTAGTGTCAACAAGCGGTTCGCCGGTATCGTCCGTAATCACGATGAGTCCCGCAGCAATCTGATTTAGCAAGTCCATCGCTTGCAGATACAGGTTGTTGGCAAAGGTCGCATCCGCGTCACTGTCTTCGGCATAAAGCTCGGCATACCACTTAGCAGCGATCACCATACCCGCAACGGTACGGATGATATCAGGTGTACTGTCTGGATCAGCCCACGTATTGAGAGTGGTAGTGGCGAACGTTGTTGACAACTTAGCACGAATAAGACGCCAAGCCTCGACTTGAAGCAGGTCGTCATCAGCGTCACTGATAGCTGCCTTATTCTCAGGCAGATGTGCGTTGATATCGTCTACAGTTGCAAACAGTTCGTTCGCCACTACCAGTTATCTCCCTACTACTTGACTTCCTCGACGGTAGCCTTGGGAGCCATGTCAGGCGACATAGCGAAGTCAGTCACGGCCTGATCGGTACCGGCCATAGCTTCCTCCATCTGCAACCTAAGCTCCCTAAGCCTGAAATCGACGGGAGAGTCAGGAGAACCGAGAGGCGCGGGATACTCCGAAGAACGGATAACACCCTCAGCCTTCAAACGCTCCAACTCATCCTTCCCACCAACGTCAGCGGCAGTAACCGTATCGCCGAGCTTGATGACCTTACCCTCGTCACCGAGGATTTCAGTCCATGCGTAGTTAGCCATTTGCTTCTATCCTCCCTTCTTAGACGAGAGCGTTAACAGCGGTCTTGATGATGTAACCGGCAGCAGCCGAAACGATCTTCACGTCGTAGCGGTAGCTGGTACGGACAACATCGGCCTTGCGCGGTTCCTCGCGCCACTTCTCCGTCGGACGCATGCCACCGGCGTAAGCCTTCGCAAACGTCTTAGCGAACGTCTTAGTGCGCTGACCAGGCTGAGGATCGACAATACCGATCCACACGTCCTGACCCCAAAACGACGTAATTGCTTCCGTCGCGTTGATGTTCTGTGCAGCGTTATACACAGAGTCAACGATAAAGAAGTTCTCGGGAGCCGGAACGTTCAAGAGCTGCTTCCACGCCTCCGGGTTGGTAAGCGCGAAGTTCTTGAAACGATCCACAACACGCGGATGACCCTCAACAACGCCAAGGGCGTCCATCGGGAAGATCACCGTGTTGGGCCAACGACCGGTATCGAGGCGAACCCGCATAACAGCGGTCTTGATATTCGCAACGGGATCGGACGTAGAAGAGGTACCACCGGTGTAGTCGTCCCACCGTGAAGCACCCGACAGCGTGACCGCGTGGTTACCGGCGTAGTTCGCCGTATTGCGGAACGTGTCGGCAACGAGCTTCTCATGCTTAAGGAGAATCGACCGGGTGATAAGCTCGGTAGCGTCACGCTCCGGGCTAATGTCCAGATCGCCTGCATTCTCGTCAGCGGTGAGAGCACCGTCAGAGGCGAGAACTTCCCTTTCCTCGTCAAAGATCGGAGACTGGAGAGCATGCTCGGCAACCTTGTAGGTGTCCTCACTCCACTTCCGACCAACGACCTCGTTAGCAACCGTTCCCGGTGCGCGAGTGTCGGGGAAGATCAGCCAGTTACTTCTATCGAACACCCGGTAACGACCACTAAGGGCGCTAACGGGAGTCTCAGGCGCAAGCCTGTGTCCGTACAACTGCTGGTCTTGATAACCGACGCTGAACCCTGAGAGGATAGGGTCAACGTATAGACCACTAGGATCATACATCTATCTACCCTCCTTAGACGATCTGCGCGTTACGCATGAGTTCAACACCGATTACGTCACCGCTTGCTCCGGCGGCGTAAAGGGCACGACCATGAACACGCTTACCAGTCGTCGCAGCGATACAACGACCGCTAGCGTCGATAGTGAGAAGCGCGCCCTTTGTAACAGCCGCGCCAGCTTCCCAGGGGGTGATACCCTCCATACGGACGCTAGCGCGCTTACCCTTCGTCAACTCACCTGCGGAAACGCCAAACTGCACGACGCCTTCAAGCAGGTCAGTATCAGCCGTAACAGCGGTAACACTTTCCTCAGCGGTACCGGCCTTCACTGCACGATAGATCGTAAGTGCAGACTCGGGAACACGGCCCTTATCGAGAACATAGTTACCGACGGACATGCTCTGCTAACCCTCCTTTCCGCTTCTATCACGATACAGCTTCGCAAGCTCGGGATTCTGATTAGAAGCCTGAGCAAGCGCATCGCCCCAACTCAGCTTATCGGGGCCACCAGCCTCGTTCTGAAGCTTGGTAGCAATCTCGCTAAGCTTGATTGCGGCCTCCTGCGGGTTAGCAGCCTGAGTCTCGTCCGTATCCTCCGTACGAGAACCACGCTCGCCATACTCCACGATGCCGTCACCGGCAACGATCTTCTCAAGGATGGGCTTAAGATCGTCAGGGGTAGCCACACCCTCCGAGAACTTCTTATGAAGCTCAGTGAGCTGATCGCACACAAGCGCCGAAAAGCCCTTACGAACTTCAACCTCGTCGCCACCGTCGTCACCGTCATCGCCGTCAGTCTCGCCCTTGACCTTGATAACGAACTCGGAGAACGACTTACCGAACAACTCGGCATCCCGCTCAGCATCCTTCTTACGAAGCCTCTCAAGCTCAGTGGCCTGTTCGGTCATAATGCGGTGCTGCTCGGGGAAACGCTCGCTAAATAGCTTAGCTGCTTCCTCGTCGGCCTGAGTGGAGGTAAGCGCCGCAGCCGCCGTAGTAATGGCAGCCTCGACCTGCTCTTCCGTAGCATCTTCAGGCAAACCGAGTGCAGTAAGCATAGCAGCGGTAATCTCCACGCTAGCCTCCTGTTCTTCGTCTGCTTCCTTCTGCACCGGAAGGGGGTTAGGATGGAAACGATCATCCCCTCCTTGTGGGTCTTCCGGCTTAGGCTGCTGGTCAGGGTCTTGGTCAGGATCGTGGTGTTCCTGCCAAGCAACCTCACCAGTCTGTTCGTCCCTGTTAAGCACCCCCTTATCCACAAGCACTTCTGACAGGTTAATGGGCATCATGCCCTTGATCCACGGTTTATTGGTAAGAGCGCCGCCAGTAGCAACGTCGGCGTGAATCTCACCATTCATGTGGTTCTCGTAGACTTCGTAGTATTCGGGACTAAAGTAGTTCCACTCACCATCCTCGATTTCCTTGGTAGCGGTAGGAGTGAACTCAACGAGCCACCACATACCATCTTCCCTAACGTCCATATCGAGAATGTTACCCGAAGACTTCGTACCCTTCGAGATATCCATACCATGCTCAAAGTCAGTAGTAAGGATATCTTTACCGTGAACCCGCTCACTGAAGTTCATCTTCATGGTTTCCGCGTTATGCTTACTAAAGTAGGTCATGCCCCAAATGGGGTGATCCCACTGTCCGTACGGAAACGCCTGAATCCACTTGACTAGCTTATCGCCCTTAACCTCAGCTTCCGAAAAGCGGAGAGGACGAAGCATAGTAAGCAGACCTTCAGCAACTTCAGAGAATTCTTTGCTGTTAGCGTACAAAGCACGCATCTGCTGCGTAGCTTCCTTGCGCGTCTTATGGCAGGCGACTTTGCCGCCACCCTTCTTAAACACGCAATACTCGCTACCTTCCTTTTTAACGATCCAGGGCATTAAGTCGCTCCTGACGTATCGGACTTGCCCACGTTGCCACTAGTCTCTCCGCTGCCAGGGATATTACCTGTACCCTGGGTGATCGACAGTTCTTCGGCGCTAACGGGGCTAAGGCGAGCAGGCATGTCAGCCACACCGCGCACGTATTGCTCGGTTTCGTGGCTGTACGTGATAATGCCAGCATCCACGAGATTGCGGATACCAGCACTCCACATCTGGAAGTCTTTAGTCTCGCCGATGTTCTTAACGGACAACTTCGGGAACTTATCGGTCTGGAAGTTATACGCGATAAGGCGAGGAATGAGATAAAGGTTGAGAGCCTGACACCAACTGTTCGCAATGTACGACATGGCCTTAAGGAAGATATCCGCCGCTGTGGCGCTTGTGGCTCTACCGCCTCCACCGCCGCCGAGTCCCATGTTGAGGAACTGAACGAGGATATTCTTCATAATCATGTCGTCGTGGTGTGAGACTGATTCCAGGGCGTTAACCAGGTTTCCTTCGGGCTTAGCGAATCCGACCTTAAGAGAAGGTGGACGCACAATGTAGCTGTACTCGTTGGTGCGGAGGTTACGCGCCATTTCATGTGCGAGCTTCTTATCGGTCGTACTGGCTCCTGCCTGGATTTCAACGTCGGGGATACCGATACCGTGACGTTCTTTCTGAATAGCGTCAATCTTATAGAGAGTGGTCTTATAGAACCAGTTTTGGTAAGCAGAGCGAAGAATGCTCTCGCCCTCCAAACCAGTATCCTCACCGTCGAACGTAAAGATGACAAGCTTCTCAATTGGGATCTTAACCTCTTTGACGTTACCAGTCTTGTTAATCGCATTCTGTGTGATACCAACTGGCCCACCATTGTCGTCATAGTCAAACGACTTGATGGTACTCGCTGGACGGAAACCGAGCTTACGAAGCATCGTGAACTTCTTGCGGTTAGCTGTGGGCTGTGTCTGCTTAGGTGCCCATTCCCGCAATTCGTACACAGGCTCGAAAACACTGGCTCCGTATTCCAACGCTGTCAAAGCATTAGCGAGGTTAACGAGCCACGGAACTGTCGGAGCTTCAAACAGGTTAAACGCTGCGAACTCCGAAGCGATCATTGCTTCCGGCGATTCATCGAACGGTTGGATAAAGAACTCGGCACCGAGGACAGGTGCCTTACCCGCTCTAAGAGATGAACGCACTGAAGCGTCGCTACGCTTCATCTTCTTGTAAGTCTGAGTACGCTGAGTAGCGGTCGCTAGCTCAGGTACGATCTCTCTAATCGCTGAGGCGGTCTGCGATCCTATCTCGCTATACGAATTAGGCGCAGGAGGAACAGCAGGCTTGCTTTCGTAGGAAGTACCCGTAACCTGCTTACGGGGTTCTTTTGAAAGTGTAGGTGTAAGCGCCACTAAAAGCCTATCCTGTTCCCGAGAGAGATACCGGTGTTATACGTGAAGAAGCCTGCGGCCTCTGTCTTCGCATACTCGCCAGAATATACGGACTCTAGTGTCATACCTTGGCCCATCACGACAAAGTGGTTAAAGAAGTAACGCAGTGCATCAGGGCCGTGGTCGTCATAGTCGTGTTGACCCGGACGCTCGTTACGACCCTCGATCATTTCCTTAGCGCGAAGAGTGGTCATCTGCCGGATAAGGTGGATACAGCTCGGATCAATGAACAGTTTAGGCAATCCGCCGTCTTGTGGCTTAAGCCAACGCTTGATCGCTTCGACGCCTGCGCTCCATCCTCCCTCTACGTCCTGAGCGTAAAGATGACCGAGAACGAGCTTAAGCGTTTCGATCTGATCCTTACCGCGAGGATCGGCAAACATGGCGTTAATGTGGTAGCCGTCAGGATTCTCTCTATTCTTGATAATCCAGCCATGCTCCCATGTACTCTTACCGCTGACTTGGTACTCACGCCACACGTACACGTTATCGGCAGGATCGACCATGATATCGAGTACGACTGTGGGGTCGTTGTATCCGAAGTCCCATGCCTGGTAGTTGCGCCAAGCTGGATTAAACTCGATAGGCCGGACATGCACCATTTCGTTGAATTCGGGGTAAATCTGTCCAGCAAACGTAGTGAACTCAGCAGCGTACTCTTGCAGCCAATACTGCTCAGAGACTTGCGAGTGAATACGGACGATTTCAGGGTCTTCCAGTCCGTCAGGGAAGACAGCCTTGTTAGACCAAGTAGGAAAGCGCCACGACTGATACATCGGAAAGTCGGGATGCTGCCCCATGTCGTAAAGACCCTTGTACCAGTTGAACCCCTGTGGAGTACTTGGGAAGTCAGCACTGCCGCGCTTGTCTGCCAGCGCAGGCTCAATGTACATCTGCCAAGTACTCATCTTGTGCTTAGCAGCCTCAGACATGATTACGTGGGCCAGACCCTCACCAACCAGTGACTCCTGCTTCTCAGCAGATACGACCTCAAGCAGTGCGTTCCACGGAGTCCGAATGTACATGTTGCCTTGGACTTTGTTGTATGCCTTCTTGCACTTGTCAAGCAGCTTGAGCTTTTTAAAGTCGTCCCACACGACACGGAACTCTTTTTCTCCTAGTTTGTAGGTTGGCCCAACAATCCAGTTAACGGTATCAGGCACAAACATCTTCTGAGTCATCTTATGACCAGCAGACTGGCTTTTACCCCAACGGCGTCCACAGCAGGGGATACAGAACCTAGCGGTAGTAGTGTGGATTTCCCACTGACCTTCGCTATGGGGTTCGTACCCGATACGCTCGAAAAGAACGTCCTGCTGGATTCCTGCGTCAAGAATGCTCATGGGTTGACCGAGAACTCAAACGGGCCGACGATCGGCGTGTCGAGGTTAGAGGTAAAACGCAAGCGAATCTCGTATCGACCTGTAGCCCAGTTACCAGGCATACTAGTATCAACAAGGCAACCAGCTCTCATAGGCTTGTCAAGATAGGTCTGGATCGCAGACCAGTTCTGCATGAGAGTACCGGTGCGCTTCGCGTTCACTTTGAATTCAGCGCCAGCCAAACTAAGATCAGAGAGATTATTAAGAGCATCGTCCAGGTCAATTAGCAGTGTCTCCTTACTGCCGACGAGAACGTCGATGACCATTCCGGTGTTAACTGTCATACGTGCATCAACTCCTCGTAAGGCATTGTGATGACACCTTCGTACCTGCCAAAGACACTAGCATACCAGCGGCGCGTCATACTAACCGTAGTCCACCGTTTGAACATAACGCCTGTGACCGAGAACAGGATGACCACTCGGATATCGACGTACACGGTAGCTGCGTCCTGTTGAAGCGAAGTTTGGTACTCGTCACCACTAGGAATGATACCGAAGTTAACTGTACTTGCATCAGTCCAAACGGCGTTCTCGTTGCTAGTCGGCGTTAGAACAATACCAACTGTTCCAGTGTCTCCGACGGCTGTTTGGATTTCTGTACCTGAAGGTACGATATCGACGTAGGCTGTGTCGCTGTCAACACTCGTTCTAGCCTCTGTAGCACTTGGGGCGATGAGAACGCTAACAGTGTCGCTGTCGGTATACGCTGCGATATCCGTTGTTGTCGGAGTGATTCGTAGAACAACGGTAGCTGCATCAACTGCCTCCTGAACTTCTATGGTGGTGATCGGAGTGATAAGGACACGTACCGTGTCGGAGTCGGTGTACCCGACAGCCGGAATATACACGTCACTTCCGCTTGGCTGGATATCGACGTAGATGCTGTCGCTATCGTCACTTGTCCGTTGCTCAGTACCGCTAGGTGAGAGCGAGACTGTGACCGTAGCACTATCAACGAAGATAGCAACATCGGTTGCGCTAGGCGTAATAAGTACGTAGACTGTATTACTATCGACCCATTGCGCCGTGTCAGTTGCTGACGGAGTAAGAAGGATATAGACCTCTGCGTTGTCACCTGGCTGAGCCTGACTCTCCTGCGCCGATGCATCAATATCGACGTAAACAGTTGCAGAGTCAACAAACACCGCAACATCGCTGCTAGACGGTGTAATCAGTACGTACACGGTATTGCTGTCAACGTACTGAGCCGTGTCTGTACTAGATACAGTGATAAGCACAGGGACGGTCGCGCTCTCAGTGAAAGCTGCGATATCGCTGGTAGACGGGGAAATCCCAACGATAACCGTCCCTGTGTCTGTGTACTGAGCAATGTCTGACGTAGCCACACTGATATCGACATACACCGTGTTTGCGTCAGTATGCTCAATGAACTCTGTACCGCTAGGGATGATATCAACGTAGACTGTCGCGCTCTCAACGGCGACGATGATATCGCTGCCGGAAGGCGTAATCAGCACGTACACCGTATTGGCTTCAACAGCTTGGATTGTGTCGGAGCCGGAAGGCGTGATATCGACGTAGGGTGTGTTGGCGTCAGTAAACTGTGCGGTGTCGCTGCCAGAAGGTGTAAGGGTAACCAGTACGGTAGCGGCGTCAACGAACTGAGCAATGTCGGAGCCGCTTGGTGTAATCAAAACCGCCACAGTGTTGCTATCTGTGATTTCGCGGTGTTCGTCGGTAGTGATCGGTTGAATGTCTACATACACCGTAGCACTCTCTACCGCCTGTATCGTGTCAGTAGCAGAGGGGGTCACCACGACCGTCACAGTGCCGCTATCCGTGAATATCGCAACATCAGTGGATGACGTGGTGATATCCACATAGACGCTATTCGTATCGGATGACTCCCTCTGCTCTGTTCCAGACGGCGTAATCAACACAGGCACCGTAGCACTGTCAACGAACTGTGCTGTGTCAGTCGCCGAAGCAAGGATTAGCACTGTAATGGTTGCAGCGTCGAAACTCTCTCTAATGTCACTACCACTAACGTCGAGGTCAACGTACACAGTCGCGCTGTCTACAAACTGCGCGATATCTGTGCCGCTGGCCTGCAAGTCCACCAAAACGGTGTCAGCGTCCGAAGACTCTCTATTCTCGGTACCGGAAGCCTGAAGATCGACATACACAGTATTACTGTCTACGAAGTCAGCAACGTCAGTACCACTAGGTGTGATATCGACGATTACTGTGGCGCTCTCGACCGCCTGGATGGTATCTGAGCCGCTTGGCTGGATATCGACGTAAACGGTACTACTGTCTACAAACTGTGCAATGTCGCTACCGCTCGGAGTGATATCAACAGTCACAGTGTCGCTATCGACGAACTGTGCGATATCACTGCTACTGACCTGAATATCAATATATACAGTAGCACTGTCAGTGCTCTCACGCTGCTCAGTACCACTACCTTGCAAATCGACCAGCACTGTGGCTGAGTCGGTATAAGCGATACCACCAGCGGTGTAGGTGTCAGAGCCAGATGGAGTGATGAGAACATAGGGCGTATTACTGTCAACGAATTCCGCAGATTCGGTAAGCTCATCTATACGGAAGTTGTCGATTAGAGCAGAAAAGCCCTTATTCTCGATACCTGCATATCCTCCTGCATAGGTGCTATCTACAACGGTGCCTAGCAACGTAGGTGTGCCACTACGTACTCTCCATATTTGGAAAGTATTATCGTGGGCTACGACCCTAACAGTATCGCCAGAGGTATAGTCACCAGCACCACCACTGATAAGTGTATTAATGACGCTGTTGGTAACAGACCCGAATAGCCAACTACCGCCAGGACTGACTCTTAATCCGTAACCGTCCCATGAACCTGTGGGTGGGCCGCTACCACCTGTAGCTCTAGCTCTGACGTTAAGCCATGATTCATCAGTACCTGTTGGAACAGCGAAAAGAAGAAACTCAGAACTGTAGTCGTAGAGAAAACCAGGCGTATCCCAATAACCGCCTTCGTAACCAGAGATAGCACCAGCAATCTGTCCTGACGTGATAGAAAGCTGTGGATCACCAAAAGCTGCGGGCCACGTAGTACCAATCGGGTTACGGTTGAAATCGTCCGTGTATACGACCGTAGGTGTGACAACCGTAATGTCGATGGTAACCGTCGCAGCGTCGGTACTCTCTGCACCAGCAGGTGTCGGCGCGATTTCAAAGTACGGAAGGAGTCGGTAGTCATCGCTGATAAACCGCAAACGCGGCTGTTCACGAGACAGACCAGTAAAACCACCACGAGGAAAGTCGCGGCGTTCTTCCGTTAGGACTAACCCTACTGGCATTAGTTAAGCGATTCCAACCTGTACATATGGCACTGAATGGAATACGCCGTAGCGAGCGACCACTGTGCTGTAAACTGGAAGTACTGGTCAACAGTCATATCCCAGGTAACAGCGGCAGGAGTGGCTGAGCCTGCTGACCCTGCAAATGCAAGAGCGACGTTCGCAGCGGTAAACGCTGAATGCCACGCAAGCCCCGCACGACCCATACCGAACACTGTACCAGCAGAACCGAAAGTACGGCTGTTAATACCCGAATCCCACTCCCACATCGTAGCGGTCTGAGCGGTAGCATCAGCAGCCATTGCACCAGTAGCCATGATCGCGGTACCAGTGATAACATCGGTCGTAGCGATCCTGTGGCGGAAGACCATCGTAGCACCGGTAGTGAGTGTAGTGCCACGGCCTCTGGCCTTAGCGGTAATGAACCTTGAGTTACCGTAAGGCTGCATGTAGTTCGCAGGGATTAGAATGGCAGGCTGCAAACGTGTTTCTGACGACGAAGACGCGATAGCCGAACCATCGGTGATAGTCGCTGAAAGCAGCTCTTCAAAACCGAGTCCTGCCTTCATCATCTGAATCTTGCCTTCACGCGCAAGACGAGCCTTCTCCAAGTTATTGACGATCTTGTCGGGAAGGATCTTAAGCAGCTCTGCGTAGCGAACCGTCTCGATCATAGGATCAGGACTGTTAGCCGTCGTATCGTCACCGTCACGCACAAAGTTGGCAAGCACTCTAGGAGTGCCAATCGGATCAACTTCGTCCCTAGCAAGCTTAGGCGTGAACCACCGCTTGTCTTTCCAATCAACGGCAAGCATGTCGTTGATCCTAATAGTGCTTTTACGTGTACGTGCTGTAATCACTACACTTCCTCCTTAATACGGGCCAATCCGTCTACGTGTCTCAAAGCGCGCGTCTGCCGGTACTAGCCCGCTAGAGTAGTTCGGAGTACTCCACGATATACCAGCTTGGTAGTGAGCGAGGATACGTGCATCAGATAGCAACCCGTCGTATACTGCTACCTCGTCTATCCATCCTGCAAAGTTGTCTCCACCTGGCGAAGCCCTCGCAATCCTCAAGTTCGCAGAGAATGACACTATCGCTGTTGTATCTGCAAGAGCTGGCATTGCTTCCAAACCATTTAGAAAGAGGCGAAGCTGAGTCCCGTCGTACTTGCCTACCAAGTGGTACGTCGTGTTGTAGCGTGGGGCAGGCACAAGGTGCTGAAGCTGGAAAGCACCGCTCCTAAGCCTGCCAAAACCTATCCCGTCTGTAATCTGCGCGTAGAGCAACCATCCGTCTGTGGCTGATTCGTGCGATAGCAACCTAACGAAGTCGGTATCGCTGTACACCATACGAAACCACAATTCTGCGGTAAACGATGCTGTGCCTGTGTAGTTGAAATCGTCTGCTGCACCCGCACCCGCTGCTAACGTATAGAAGTTGGTTGAACCCGCTACCTGTGGATCAATGAATTGAACCGATGGATCGGTGTCTTCCACGATCAACGGCATTGCGTTGGTGACAGGACTACCGCTTACAGTGAGCGTGTACCCGTTACCTGACGAATCAACAGTAGGCGATGCCCCTAGACGCCAGTAACCTCTAGGGGCATCCGCCAGTACTTCAGAGCTATACGACACTAATGCCGATCCAGCTCAGTATGACTAGTAGTATCAGACCTGTCTCCACTACCAGCGTACATAGCAATACGATGATAGTTCTCGATGTATGCGCTCTACGCATAGCATACTAGGCGTAGCCAGGACTCACATAACTAAGGCCGGGATTGTTTGCTGCACCGACGTAAGGCGGAACATCGGCCAGAGAGTTGTAAAGCCAGATACCACCATCGCCCCGAACACCACAGTCACCTGCTGCCTGACCGCTATACACGCCAGTCGGGATAACATCGCTCGGCGTAGAGAACTTGACGAACTGGTACGTCTTACCGTTGTAAGGATGCACCTTGTTGATAAGGTAGTTACCCTGCTTGATGTTGCTTCCGTCCCAACCCTTCCAGCTTGCAGACGGGAACACCTTGTACTGCGGAGCAACAGCAGCAGGCATCCAAACGTCGTACATGTCCACTTGACCGATAAGCTGCGCTGTCGGCCTTGGCGGGAACGCCTTGAAGAAGTACGTGGCCGGAGCACCGTGAGCGCCTGGAAGGAACAGAACGCGCTTAATGATTACGTGGCTGACTCTGCTGTCTTCCGGGCCTTGATTACGAGGTTCGTTGCTAAGGAAGATACCCTGATAGTCGGTCTTGATCGTACACTTATCGAACCGAAGCTCGTCGTGGATAGCTTCCTGCGTTTGGTAACCGTCAGAGTGGTGAGTCGTTCCAGCGGTCGTAACCTCGATGTAGCAGTTCTGAAGCTGAAGGATTTTAGTGCGCCAGCGAGCAGTGAAGGCGTCAGCAGCGCCATTAAGCTGAACCTTCCAACCTTCGATATGGACGGTAGCGCCAACGTTCTCTCTCGGAATGATGTGACCCTCGTTCT